AAAACCCATCTTCGCAAATTTTTTCGCCGCCCGCTCCCCTCATCAGCCGCACTCTCGTGCGGCAGCTTCCCCCCAAAGGGGAAGCCTTTGGAGTTGCTCCTGTTGAAGCCCCTCGCACAAAAAGGACTTTGATCAAAACCGGATCTTCTCCCCGTCCATGACGCGGCGGCGGATGTCGGCCAGCTCGCCGGAAGTCAGGTGTCTGGGATCACTGCGGCTAACGGCAGCGCTGCGCCGTCCGTTTTCCGCCGCCCGTCTTGCCCCGGCTGCCGCGCTGCGTGCGGTGTGCTGTGCCGTCTGGTGGGCGGCATAGGCCATAGCGGCGCGGAGGATCTCCTCGCGGTGCACCACCTCGTAGGCGGTGCGGGGCGAGACGCCGGCTGCAATGAGCCGTGCAAACTCGCCGCCCTCCACTTCCCGCTGCCAGTCAAATGCCGGATAAACGGCGCGCACCTCATCGGCTCCGCGCTCCAGGGCGGCAAAGGCGGCCTTCGCCGTGCGCTGCCGCTCGTCCACGGCATCGCGCAGCGTCTGGTTTTCCCGCTTCAAACCGCGCAGACGACCCTCCAGGATCTTCTGCACCCGGGCCTCAAAGTCGGCCTTGTAAGGTCCTCGGATCAGGCTCTCAAAGTCCTGCCGCTCCCCGGCGTCGGGAGCCGTAACGCCCGCTTCTTCCGCTGCGGAATCCTCCGCAAAGAGCTGTAAATGAAAGATCTTGTCCAACATAATGCTCCTTTCCCAGTGGTAAGCCACGACCTCATGTATCTCCATCCCACCCACCACCGCACCCCTCATCAGTCTCGCTGACGCTCGCCAGCTTCCCCCCAAGGGGAAGCCCTTGGAGTTGCTTCTACCCAAGCCTTCTCCCTTGGGAGAAGGTGTCAGCGAAGCTGACGGATGAGGGGCGCTCTACCTTCGCCATCACTTACTCGTTCACCACCCGCACGCACCTGGGATACTCCGTCCCCAGCCACCGTGCGCCCAGCTCCAGCACCTCGCACCGCGCGCCGTCCTTCAGATGCAGCGCCACGAAGCCGTCCTCCGCCTCCAGCGTCTCCAGCGTCCCCGCCTTCTCCAAAAGCCGCACCTGCACGTATACCAGCGCGCTCATGGCCGCGCACACGATGTCCTCGCCCCGCTTACCGTATCCGGCGTGGCCTTCCACCGTGGCGGACTTCTCTTCAAACCGCACGCAGATCATCGGGGCTGCACCGCCGATCTGGCGCGGCGGCGGCTCAGCTCCATGGCGCCCGTTTTCTTCTCCGCTGCGCGTCCCGCCGTGCCCTGCACCGCGCCGCCGTATTCCGCCTGCAGCGCCGATACCAGCTCGGTACCCTTCACGCTGTCCACCACCGCCGCGATCTCCAGCAGCTGCTGGCGCAGACGCTCGATCTCCGCGGCCTGGGTGCGGCTGTGGTCAATGGCGCTGACCACCGCGTCCTTGTTCTTGAAGTCCATCAACTCCAGACACCGCAGGGACTGCTCGGCCATGTCGGCGCGGAAAAAGCCCATCTGGTACAGCTGCAGCGCCAGCTGATTGTGTTCCATGGTCTGATAGGGGTTCTCCTCCTGTGCGTCGATCTCCAGATCGAACTCCGGCACGCGGTAGTGCTCGCCGAAGGCGTCGCGCTCGGTGCGGCCCTGCAGACCTGCGTTGTCGTAGCTGACAAATTCCCCGCCCTTGCCCAGCAGACGGAACTGACGGGGCAGGCCGTAGAACTGGCGCACCAGCTCGATCACCAGCGTCACCACGTCGGCAAAGGCGTCGTAGCCGTCGGCGATCATGTTGCGGCTCAGCTTGCCGCCGGCCTCCTGGAGCGCCGCGATGGCGGTGGCCGCGGTGACGCCGCCGCTGGTGCCTCCGCTGGTCACGTCGCGGTTGCCGGCCGTCTCCTTCATCTCGGCGATCTTGTTCTGCAGATACGCCACATACACGCCGTCAAGGCTGGCCGCGCGGATGGGCGCGATGGAGTCGGCGCCCAGATTGCCGTTGGTGTGGACGAAGGGCTGCGTCCAGTCGGCGTACTCCGCCTCGTTCACCGCGCCGTCGGAGCGGATGAAAAAGCGGGGCGTGGCGGCAGCCAGGGCGTTTTTCAGCATAGCCTGATTGAGAAGGTCGATCTGCTGCTGGGGACTCTTGCACAGGTCCACGTAGCCGTAGCCGCAGGGCGTGCCCTCGGCGGGAAACAAGGGGTCGAACACGAAGGGATACTTGCCGTGGTCGTACCAGCCACGTGCGGCGTTCTCCTCATTTTCCGTGGCGTACAGTACGTTGTCGCCCACGAATTTGCAGTATTGCAGCACTTTTCTGCCGTCTTCGCCCTCGGTGCGGTAATACCAGTCCACCACCAGCGACTTGTCCGCGGTGTCCACGGCGTCGTCGTAGAGATAGCGGCTCACCTGCCCTCGCGCGCCGCCCAATTTGCCCGCAAGCTGGGGGTATGTACGCAGCAGCTCCTCGTTGTCCGCCAGCTCCGTGGCGAAAAAGTGGGGCGAATCCTGAATGTCGGTGACGCCCGGCTGCCAGAACAGCTGCAGCAGGTCCATGCTGCGGATCTCGATGTCGCCCAGCCCCGCGTCCTTCTCCGCGTTCCAGAACACGCCGTACACGGCGCAGCCGGATTTCAGCTTGCGCCACCACGCGTCGGCGTAGACGCGGCGGAAGCGGCTGCGCTTGAGGATCACGGGCAGGATGCGGCTGAGCTTTTTGGCCTCCTCCGCGTCGCCCGGCTCCCGGGGCAGCACGGTGGGCTCGGGATAGCTGTCCATGGCGTCTGCGTGCTTGCTGAGGATGCAGTTGACCAGCCAGCCGCTGGTGGGTCGGGGATCGGCGCTGTTGCCGCCGCTGCCCTTCTTGTCCATTTCCTGCCAGTGACGCAGCTTCCAGAACTGCTCGTTTTCGATGAGGCGCTGCTCCAGCTGCGCCTTGCCGCGCCGGTATTTTTCCAGCACCTGTGCGGCCTGACGTACCTCCTCGGTGCCGATGGGCGGACGCACCGCCGCAGTGTTGTTCATGTCCATCAAAGTCCTCCTTTGCAAAAGTCCTCTCACCTATACCCTCGCCCGCCCCTGTTTTTTGCACGCCAACGTGCAAATTGGGGAAAAGTTTTTGAAAAAATATTTTCTTCATTCGCCCCCCTGTGACGGAGGGCGTCAGCGCGGCTGACGGATGAAGGGGGACAGGTTTCGGACGTCCCCCTCGGGCGATTCATGAATCGCCCCTGCGATCCGCGGCGCACCCCCGTATCCCGTAGGCGCACCCCCCGCTCCGCAGCCCTCTGTAGTGGCCGACGACCCGGCGGCCCGTTTGCCCTCTCCCCCACGGTGCGCCGAGGTCGTCGCGCCCTACACCATTTACCGGCCGCTCCCCGCATCCCCGCAGGCGCACTTCCCGCGCAGCACCCCCCACGCCATACCCTAACCGCACAAACAATGATTCCCTCGCTTATTCTCGTCGGTTTACATAATTTAATTACGGTAAATCAATCGCACCCCCGCCAACTGTTACCTGTTACCTGCTCGCATATTCAGCGGATCGTCCCCCAGCTCCGCCGCCGGCACCTCGCGCCGCGGTGCAATGGGCCGCGACATGCAGAAATACCGGCACTCGTCGGCGGCGTGGTCCTCCTGATGGGTGTCCAGATCCTCCACCTCGCTGCCGGAGAAGAGGAGGGCCGGCACCGTGCGCAAAAAGGCGCGGCAGGTACGGAACACGTACATCATCGGATACCCCTCGTCGTCAAACCCCAGCCGGTAGTGCATCTGCATCCAGCCCGGGATGCGCCGGTTGTCGCCCTTGGTGAAATAGATGCGGTAGCGAAGCGCCGTCTCGTAGATGCTCTCGCCGCGGCTGGTGTCCCAGATGGCGGGGTCAGCCACGCCCTGAATGTCGCGGCCACGGAGCCACGGGTGGGTATCCTCAATTTCCCGAATTTTGGCAAACTGCCGCTCCGGCGTCCAGCGCACGCCCTCGTCGGGGGTGTCGGTGCAGCCGTAGAGCTCCAGAATGCGGTAGATGACGCCGTCGTAGTCCACCGCCCACCACGCGCAGGAGAAGGGCTTGGCGTAGCCAAAGTCGTAGCTGCGGTAAACGCGCCACGAGCGGGGGATGTCAAAGGGCTCAATGACGTGGGTCCAGCGCCGATCGGCGTAGTGCTCCGGCGCGTCGGTGAATTCGGGGAAGAACTGCCCCTCAAATACGTCCCACCTGCCCTCCAGCCACGCCGCGCGCAGCTTGTCCGGCAGAGCCTTCAGCTGCTCCAGATAGTCCGGCTGGGCGCGCAGCAGCGCCACGTTGTCCGTCACCCGGGCGGGGATGAAGGCGTAGTCCTCCCCCCGCTCCCCTGCCACGTACCGCCGGTCGATGAAGAGCCGCTTGATGTAGCCGTGTCCCGGCCCGCCGGGGTTGCAGGTGTAGTAGATGCGCTTGGGGAACTCGTTGACGCCGCGCAGACACGCGGCAAACTGCCGCAGCCACTCCTCGCGCAGCTGCGTGGCCTCGTCGATGAAGATCACGTCGTATTCCGCGCCCTGATAGCGGTCCAGGTCGGCGTCGCAGGCGCAGTAGCCAAAATCCAGCACGCTGCCGTTTTGGAAGAGGAACTGCCTTGCGGTGGCCCGATATTCCGCCGCACCGTGGAGCTCTTGGCGCAAAAAGCGCAGATGGTTGTTCTCCAGTTCCTGATAGGTGCGCCGCAAAAGCAGCATCCGGATGCCCGGGTAGCGCAGGGCCAACAGGCGCGCCTTCTGCCGCACCGCCCAGCTCTTGCCGCCGCCGCGTGCGCCGCCAAAGGCGATGTATTTTTTCTCACACTCCAGAAATTCCTGCTGTCGCCCGTTGGGCCACTCCATGACCATGATCGTCCCGTCCATCATAATTCCTTCCTCTCTGCCTTCCCCCCATCAAACCCGTAGGGGACGGCGCTTGCCGACGCGGCGCCGCCCGAAAGGCTCCCCTTGTTAGGGGAGCTGGCGCAAAGCGCCTGAGGGGTAGTCCACCAA